CCTCCATGGTGGAGGCGTCTCGATCTGCAATTTCTTACAGAGGAGCCCTATATGGCTATTGACTACAGATACCCTTGCAAAACTTCCTATGGATACAGCTATAAATACTATCGGAATTCCGATGGTAAGCTGATCTATCAGAGTGTGCCTGTTACTAAAGAGGCCACCCTGAACGGCTTTCAGAATGACGTTGTACCAAGAGATGGCCAGTTTAATCCTGGAATCTACAAGGTTACATCGTTACTCCGGTCGCGAAAGAAGTTTACTAGCAAGCCTGTAAATCATACAGCCCGATGGAACAGCGGAACATATACATACGAAGCTGAATGTCATGGTGACATTGGAGCGCGTATATTGTCTACCGCTGGTACCTTCGTTGGGGCGAACCCAGATTTTGGTAATCTAGGAGAGCGTGCTCTTTTGCGTGCATATTCTAGAATTGCTGAATGTGAGGTTGGGCTTGGTGAGAATCTCGGAGAACTCCGTGAAACTCTGTCAATGCTCAAAAACCCATTTGCATCTTTAAAGAAATTTCTTCTTGAAGATGGCAAACGAAACCTCGGGATGCTAAATGCATTTCGAACTTACCGGAAAACCGGTGTTTGGTTGGGAAAATCTGGAACGCATGCTGCAGATGCTGCAGCTTCTACATGGCTTGAGTACCGTTACGGACTTATGCCATTGATTTATGCTATCCAGGACCTCATTAAGCTGGCGAACGAGAAGGCAAAGATGTTTGACCCTACGATCATTCGATCGAAGAAATCGACTCTCTCAACAACTACCCTTAAACAGGTAGGAGGGACAATCGTCACCGGAAACATCCTTAGTGGTTATGTGGTTGATTTCTCACACTACATGACTGCTCATGCGTCAGTTCAGTTTCGACAGAACTGTCCGCAATCGTTGCCTGACAAACTTGGCTTGACGCCAAGGTTCATTCCAGAATTAGCATGGGAGTTAACCCGTGCTAGTTTTATTGTAGATTGGTGGCTTGAAGTCGGTAATTGGCTGGGCGCAATGAGGATTACACCCTTTGTTGACGTTCTTGGCCACACCGTCGGATTGAAGGCTGACAGTACTGCTATTGTCAGTGAGACATTTTACAAGTATAATGCTACATCTGCTGAAAAACATAGCAGCGGCACTATTCTTGGGAATTATCGTTCTGAATCTTTTAACCGGATTAAGGACCAACACCTTCCATATTTACCAACGGTTAACCTCCAGGCCTCTAATAGCTTACTAAGGCTAGTGGATGGTCTATCACTCTCATGGCAGTTAATTCTGCGAAAATTGAGGTAATACTATGCCGATTAACGGTATAACATTGAAAAGTGGTGCCACCGCCGTCACACTGACCGGTGGTAGCGATATCGTCTTGAAAGACGATGGAGCAGAAGTTTCTTCCGGTATCCATGTTGTTGATACTTCGGTATCTGCAATGGCTACTCGCCCCCACTCGACTTTTAAGTCAAAGGCTGCGTCTTTTGCCAATGGCAATGCAGTAAAAGGTAAACGTGAGTTCACCCATGTACGGCCCAAAGTTTTATCAGATGGTCAAATGTCTTATCCGCTTGTTAGAGCGACTTTCGAAATTGACCCTGAATGCACAGCTGCAGAGTTGCTTGAACTTAAAATCCAAGCAGTTCAGCATATTATGGACTCCGAGCTTAACGATTTCTATACATATGGAACCGTCAAAGCTTGATAGACCATAGCTGTTAGGCCGCACGTTAATGCCAATTGCTGGCTTAATCACAAACATTGGAGACATCCATGTCCAAGAAAAAGCATGTTGTCAGGTATGATACAGATCTTTTCGCGTTAAAGATTTTTTCGCGAATGTTGGGGGATTTCCGTTCTGTTCAGGGTTCTAGCTTTTGTGTAAAAGCTGAGACTGCATTGAAAGACGGGGGGATCTCAGGTTTTAGGGACTATTCATTCCCTGAAATCGGTATTATTTCTCCTTATCGTTATAAAATGTATAATCAGCTTGCTTCCCTGTTCAAGAAATACCGTTTTAAAAATGACAAGTATAGCGATGCGGAGCTATCTGTTAGAACATTTGAAAAGTTCGAATCAGAACAACTTCGCATTGCGAGTACAACTCATAAAAGTTTGTTTACTTTTTATGTGTTGAGGACTGCGCGTAAAATCGCAAAGTCAATACTTGGACCTTACGATCCCGAGTACACTTGCCGCAATTCACGGTTTGGAAAGAAGAGCTCAATTGGATGCCCGTTGAACCTTGCGTATATCGATGAGAAATTATCGAATAGCGAGGCATTTACCGGTTCTTCAGAATGTTCTAAATGGTTTTTCAAGGACTTAGGGAATGATCCCATCCTTGAGGAATTGGTTAATAAGTTGACATCCGAAAACAAAGGACGTAGGCTTGACCTAGAACACGACTCCCTCACTCTGGTACAGGTTCCCAAAACATGGAAAATTAGCAGAACTATAACCCCTCTTACGCTTTTAGCTTTGTATTATAGCTATGGCGTTGGAGAGCAAGTAACAGAGAGACTTAAGAAAGCTGGACTTGACATTGCGAAGTTGCAAATGCGACACCGTAAGCTTATCCAGCGATTTTCTAGGCAGCTTAATTCTACCCTTTATGGGGGTAGTCATGCTACCGCTGATCTCTCTTCTGCTTCAGATTCAATATCATCTGATCTACTAAATCGGGTGTTACCCAGAGAGTGGTATAACGCAATTAAGAAAACTTTCTCACGAACCTTCAAGTTCAACGGAAAGAACTATTATACTGCATCCATTCTTCCTATGGGAAACGGTTTAACATTTCCTGTTGAAACCTTGGTCTTTTATTCTATTATCAAGGCCATTGGAGACCTTACACGTAATCAAGGGATATACTCCGTTTACGGAGATGATTTAATCTATCCCTCGAACATTCACAAATATGTTGTAACTGTATTTGCTGAATGTGGGTTCAAGCTGAACTTAGAGAAAACATTTGTCAGCTACCCTTATCGTGAATCCTGCGGTGCTGAATTTTACCGTGGGGTTGATGTTCGTCCATTTTTTCTTCCGGGCGAGCATCGTATGCTTACCAAGACACAATATCTGTCATGGCTTTACCAAGTCTACAACGGCTTGCGTAGGCGTTGGGAGGAATGCGAAATTTCCTTAACACTTCGACAAATTTTGCATGAAATTGCAATTGTTTCTGTCGATACAAGTGTTTTGAGAGTTCCGCCTCTTTTTCCTGATACAGCGGGTATTCGTGTCAATTCACCTCTTGATATTCCTCTACAGGAGAGGGTTATTAATTGGTCGCCAATTAAGATTCAATTCTTAAACGGCTCACGCTGGTTTTCATTTTCTTTCCTTGATCAAATGCCTAGAGATCGTTTTATTAGATCCATTATGCCATATTACTGGCTAGCATTACAAGGAAAAAATGACGATGTCCCAACTAATTTCTGGGATATTGACTCTTCGATCTATTCTGAACCACCTCGACAACCGTTGAGATGGAAGACAGTGACGATTAAGAAGAAGCGCAAGCGTGGTTTCAAATTGAAGCATATACAGAAGTTAGTGTGTACAGCTCGGTCATCCATGCCAGTGTATAGCACGAAACGTACCAGACCTGAGTCAATTTCTGATTGGCTCGAAGATTCTTATCACCTCCTTTAGTTTGTGTTGTTCTTAACACACGGTGGGCTGCCGTCTCAGCCCAAAGAATGGTAAGA